TAATCTCACCTGTTGCGGCGTCATAGACAAGTTTGTTTCTATATCTTGCCATAACATCTCTTAGATAAGATTCTGCTTTTACTTTAGGTAAGTTACCTACATCAACATAGAATATTCTTCTTTCAGGCGCCCTTACTATTCTGTAAATAACAACAGCATCTTCGATCATTCTTAGTTGATTGACAGGTTTGATTGCCTTATGTAAATGACCCATAACCATGTTTTTAGTGTTATCTATAATACCAGATGTTACAAAACAAATTGAATCTGCAGCAATTTTTAAACCAGCATTTGAAGTTGCAGCTGACATTCCTTTTTCATTATAGACAAACCATTCGGCAGTTGTTTCTATAATCTCGATACCTTTAGTGCCTTTAGCATCTCTTTTCTTTTTAACCTCACGAACTTTTTTAATTTTTCGTGGATCAATATATCGTAATTCTGTAAGTCCTTTTCGTGGACTTAGTGGGTCGATTACCTTATGAAAGTATATACGACCATCGACATAAAATCTTTTAAATATATCATGACCCTTTTCGTCAAAGTTAAGTAACTTTAAAACCTCGTCAAACTCGCCACGAATTTTTGTTTTAATATTTTCTGAAATATCTAATTTATCTAATGATAATGATACCGAAGTATCTCTTTCATCCGAAACAATAACCTCATTGATGATATCTTCAATCGCCATATCGCACTCTGGGTGTTGTGCGACTTCTCTGTATCTCTTAATTAAATCTACGTCATTCTTGGCAGTAACTTCCATATCCAAGTATTGGCCGAAATAACCGCCAGCAGATATAGTAGTTGTACCATCTTCAGGAGAAGCAACCGTGAAGGCCTGTTTGGCCTCCGCCGGTTTCTCCTTATCATCATTCTGTCTTGTTATTTGGAACCCAAGTAATTGTACCATATTATATTTTCCTTATAACTTATTTATTATGTAGTAGTATCTGTTTCAAAATATTGATAAATGAAAGATACACCAAAAGTTTCAATAGCATTGTTCGAATCATACGATAATGCTATATCGTCTAGTGCTGTAGGAAATGCACCTCTTAAAGTATAACTTTTTAGAGTTGCACCGTTTCTGTCTAAATGATCAATAAACACATCAACTTGATAATCAACAGGATTTGTTAACCCTTCGTTATCTGTCATATTGTTTATACCATTCATCCATCTTTCCATCGCTCTGTATATTTTAAAATTAGTATCGTTTAACACGGTGATACTGAACGGATTAAATGTTCTATCACCCGCTATTTGTAGCACACGACCTCTAAACGGAACAGAAATATTCGCAATACTCTGTCCTGGTATAGATGTTGATGTACATAAAAAAGCTAAGTCTGATGTTTCTCCACCAACTGCTGCATAACCAGGAAAAGGCATTGTTACCTTAAACTGATTGGCTCTTGCACCGCCGCCTGCTAGTCGAGATTTAAAATCATTAATATTTGGCATTTTATTTCTCCCCTATTATGCGCCTACAACTTCACTAAATGCTACGCCTGTACGTGTAGCAACGAAGTTGAGTTGGATGAAGTTAATAGAACGTGCTGGTTTGATAAAAATATCAGACCTGAACTCGCTTCTATCGATTACATCTGCTGTGTTATTTGAGTCATCACATATTACTGAAAACTCCGTAATACCTCTACGACCTTGTATATCTCTCAAGAAAGGTTCTACTAGATTTCTAAATTGTGCTCTTGTAAATTCATCATTGAACTCAAAGAGTTGGAATTTAGCAGCTGTAGAAATCGCTTTCTCTAAAACGATAAACAATCTTCGTACATTGATTCTATCAAAGGCACTTGGTTTTGCCTGTGCTGTCTTATCTCCGAACAATACAGTTCCTTGTCCAGGGAAAGTAACAACAGGATTTACCCTTGCTTTATATAATTCATCTCTTTGCGCTTGATTTGGATTAAAAGCAAGTTTTACTGCACCTCTAATTTGTCCACGATTATATCCTGCAGGTGAGAAGAACGGATCAGCAATATTGTCTGTTCTTGCACATAGTCCTGCGATATCACCGTTAAGTGGAACAAATCTATAAACATCATTGTACTTATCATACATTTGTTTATAACCACTATCAATGACAGCATAACTTGTTGATGGTAAACCATCAGCAAAAGATACTACATTTTGTGTTTGTGTAACAGCGTTTGCAACATCAACAACATCTGCTCTCGCAGGTGAAATAAATGCTACACAATCTTTTCTATCATTTGCGATATCCATAACAGCAGTTGCTTTTGTGTCGCCAGTAGCGTCACCACCTGTCTGTGAAGGACCACAAAGTAGTAAAGATATATCTACGTTTTCTGTGTCATTAAATTTTTCATATGCAGTTGCGATCTCAGAGTTAGTAGCAACAAAATCATCTGTGCCACTTGCTAGTGAGTAAGTTTTTACAACAAATGCATCACCTTGAGCGTTATCAAAAGTTTGACCTTTCTTAGCACTACCAGAGTTTGCAAGTGTAGTTTCATGATCCATAACATACACATATCTTGAAGTATTGTATATTACATCAGCAAAAAAGTTACTTGAACCAGTTGATGTTTTACCATCAGAAGCTTGTGAAACACCTTCGAATGTTTCTAGGATTTCTCCTGCAGTTCCTGTGATGCCACCATCTTCGTCAATAACGACAATGTGCATTTCATCTAGTGAACCGCCAGCAGCTAATACATCATCAGATGTTGTTGGTGGTTGAGAAAAGTTAAAGTAAAATTCCCAATGTCTTAGCACTTTAGCATTATCAACAATAGCGTGTCTTAATCCACCTGTTTCTGTTTTACCAGTTGCAGGATTAAATCTTGCGATTGTCAATACATGAGTTGATATTCCTGTTATCTTGTAGAAAAATCCTGAAGGTGATCCGTCAGTTGAAGGTACATTACTTGCATCTCCAAATTCTAGTATGTCACCAACTTGCATTAAACTACCATCATCAACAGTAATTGTTGTATCTCCGATAGCAGCAGAAGCATCAGCGACTAGATTGCCACTCATTGAATGAGGTCCAAAAGCAGTAGAGTTTGAACACACAGAAATTTTTAAATTGTTTCCTAATGTGCCCGCTTCTCTAGCAGCGTAAGCGCCAACATTCGCAGCAAAACTAGCAGCAGAACTGAAATTATCTAGATAATCAGTTGTATTCTTGATCAAGATAGCAGTACCAGATACACAAGCATTTACCATACCTGTAATTGGTCTCACTACCTTCAGATTGTTACCGTATCCTAAAAAGTTTGCAGCAGTAAAAAATTCTTCAAAGTTAGATGAAGTTGGTTTACCAAAGATTTCGACCAATTCATTTTCAGAAGTTATTTGAGTAACTTCGTCCATCGGTCCTTTCTCTGCTGTCATTACTATGCCGCCTGATGTAGTTGCTACAGCAGGAATGACATTTGTAAGATCCTTTTCAGACACGAGAACACCTGGTGATACTTGAAAAGCCATATTTAGTTCTCCTTAATATTAAGTTTATTAGTATTAGTTATAACCCTTTGTGTATATTTATAGTATGCCAAAACTACACTACTCCCCTTTACGATAAGTTACAGGTTGCCATAACTCACCTGCGTCATCAAAAAATGAGTTATTGCGACCCTCTGGATCGTCTAATCCATTATCAATAAATCCAAAAGGTGCCATGTCTGCTTCAAGAGCATTCTTTTGATCAGCAAACATCTGCCCTCGTACATCTACATCAGTTAGTTCTTTGAAATAGCGTTGATTTGCTAACCATGAAAATATAACTAGACACATTACAAGGTCATCTGTAGCACCCGCTTCTGCTTCAAAAGATTTTCCTTTAGATATGAAGGTAGACAATTCAGCGATAACATCAAAATCATTAATAAGTAGTTTATCACCCTCTATCAAACTTTTCATATTTGAAGTTCCAATCTTCTTAGTCCCTTTAGTCATTCTCAAACCTAGTTGATTACCACGACCACTAAACCCCCCACCCAACACTTGCCCTGAACGGCCTCGTTGCGTTACCATCATCATGTTATCATATTCTAACTCGAATTGTAAGTTGTCTGCCACCTGTTGTCCTAAGTCATTTATCTCTACTAATACAAACGCATTGTTATAAACCTTTGCTACCTTCTCTATGACACTCGGAAAAAGAAGAGGTTTGATTTCATTATCTCTAAACTTCGCAACTAATTTATATGGCGTTTGTGTAACATCTACAATACAAAACGCTGAGTAATCATTCGATAGTCCTCTTGATACATCAACGGTCATTGTGTATGTGTGTTCTTTGATAGGCATTTCATATACATCAAGTCCCATAGGACTT